TCTTTGTACTCATTCTTTGTACTCATTCTTTGTACTCATTCTTTGTACTCATTCTTTGTACTCATTCTTTGTACTCATTCTTTGTACTCATTCTTTGTACTCATTCTTTGTACTCATTCTTTGAAGAACATTTCTAACAGATTCCTTAATTGTTGTAACAGGATTCTTTAAACATAATGATATGTTTGCTAGTTTTATAGTATCTAAACAATTGTTTGACCTTTTTGATGCTAAAATTTGATTCTGTTCATCAATTGTAAAGTTAGTCCAAGTAAAATCAGGGTCTACTATTTCCTTATACATTTCCAATATTTCATTATGACTAATTACTCCAGGATTTGTTAGATTCACAGTACCTACTTGTTTATTCAAAGCCATCTCTATTAAAACCGGTAACAATTCATCTAAAACTGTCATTGAGTTTGGCATAGAACACACCTTCTTATAACTCGTAATCTTTGTAATAAAATTTCGTGGACTGTCTTGCTCATCTGTAATAGGCATTCGAATTCTGGCATTCAGTGTGCTATCTGAATACACAAGTTGCATCAATCGGTCAGTATATCCCTTTACAATGGAATATGATGAGCCAAAAAAGTTGGGCAAATCTGCTTCTAAAAATCCAGTTTCCTGGTCTCCGTATAAATGTGTTTTTTCGTCATATTCAAATATACATCCTGTTCCTAAATATGTGAAATGTATGCCATTTTTTTTACTTATTTCGGCGAGTCCAATCGGACTAAATAGGTTGTCATTCATGTTTTCAACTAGTTTGCCGGGCTTCTCTAGGTAGTCAATAGTACCAATTACTTCATTATTATAGACGCCGTGAGTGCGCCCAATAAAACTCATAATATGCGTCACGTTTTTAATCAAGTTGATTTCTGTTTGTATCATCTTAATATCATCTGCGCGACACATTGATTTAACCACTTTTATATTGGAGTCTTGTAGCAATTGGACAACCTTGGAACCAATCCATCCATTTCCACCAAATACTAGAATTACGGGTTTTGATTTATTATGAGACATTTTATATAGAATAAGAATTAGTATTTAAATTCTTATTTTGTTATTATGTTTTATTTATAGTAGTTTATTGTTTGTTAGATTAAAGTAGTTTTAATTTGCTTATTAATATTATGTAATTCGTATATTTTGGCTCTTAGCTCTAGATAATATTTATATTTTTCAGATGATAATTCATTCTCGTATACTTTACAATTTCCAGACACAATAGTTTCCACCTTTTTCTTATCTACTGACGAGTTTTTATCATTTTGAATAATTGTGTTATATATTCGAATTGTACTCCAACCTACAATAAATTTTTCAAATATAAAAATAACTTCTTCGCCGGTAATAGAGCGTTTTTCACAACGTTTTTTCTCACGTCTTTCCTTTTTTATTTGATTAAACTGCGTTCTATATTTGTTATCCATTTTATATATAACAAATATATTTTTATACTAATTTTTGGCGAAGATGTTTACGAGTTCATTGTAATAGTCATAATTCTTTTTAGACAATTCAGATTCATAAATAACATGTTTACCATTTGTTAAATTTCTTTTTATATTTTTAATAATATCAATTGTAAGATTGTTTGGAATATTATTACGGTTTCTTATTTCTATTAAATAATCTAATATTTGTGTAGGTTTCCATTTTTTGTTTAATTTTTCAATGACTATAATAATTTCATCTGTTTGGATTTTTCTTTTAGATAAGTTTGTTTCTTCTTGAGTTAAAGACTTTCTATCAGTTTTTATTTCATTTCTACAAACAATTTCACCATTTTTAATTTTAGTTACAGTGTGTCTTGGCAATTTAAGTAATTCTTGTATTTCTATATTTTTACATTCCTTTTCAATTAAATTTCGAACTTGAATAATAACATCATCACTTACCCCCCCTTTTGCTTCTCTAATTGAAATAGACATTTTTTGTCTAGTTTCTTCTGAAAATATTTTACCAAAATTATGATTTTTGTCACCCATCATTTTTTCAGATTTTTCCCTATAAACTTCTTTTATTTGTATTTCCTTACAAATTTGTTCTTTTATACTTCTTAATTTTAATTTTTCTAAATATGCTTCTTTACCATTATCGCTTTGATTTAAATCTGTAAATAGTTCTATATTGTGTTTTTCTTCATTACATATGGAGTACATTTGTTTCCTTATTTTTGTGTCATTGGTTTGTAAAAACGTTTCAAACGCAATTGCTTGATTATATTTGACTATTAAATGTGTTTTGACTAATTGAATAAATTTTAGACAATCGGTTTTATTATAAATAATAAAACACATATTTGAAGTTTCTACCTTTCCAAAACCTAGAAATTTTACAATTTCATGTAATATTATTGGATGGTTTTTCTGAGAAATACTTATAGATATATTATTTAAATCTTTATAAATAAATAAACATCCTTCGGCATCAAATAAGCCTGCTATATATTCAATATTTAATTTTTGTATATTACCTTCTAAAATATTTGTTTTACAATTATTTTCACTACATACTGTATACAATCCTTCCTTTTCTTCTAATTTATTTGGCAAATTTGCCATTTTATTAAATTCATATAAACAATTATATTGTTGCTTTTTGATTATAAATGAATGTCTTAAATAATCTAATAATACTTGATACTCATTGCTTCTAATTAATAAATTATATTGATTTCTTACATTATGTTTATGAATAAACTCATTATTTTCATCCATTTTGTTTTCTATTTTATTATTTCTATTTTCAGATGAAGTAATTGATCCACCAAAATGATATCTTAATACTTGTAATATGTTAGTTCTACATTGGGTAATTGTGAATCCAGATTGATATCCATCTGTAATTTTTCTTATAAATATACATCCATCGCCGTCTATAAAACCAGCAATATAGGATGCGTGAGGCGGTTCATTTTTGAACCTTTGTAAATGTATTTTGTTGTCTTCCGATATGTTCATCATTGTATATTATATCATATACGCTTGCCTTTAAGTCTGTTTCAATTTTAATAATATATTATTTATATTATTAAATTACATTTTTATTATTAATAAAATAAAATGACACGATAAATCGTAACACAATATTTAATTACTATACGCGAGGCCGCCCCATTATGCGTATATATTTATTAATTTTCATTAATAAATTGGACTATCCCTTAAGTCATCACTGAAAGTTGCTAGCTTTCTCAGACCCACTCCATTATAGTCTCTGAACCTTCTCCATATGCTTGCTTTATCGCACTTAGGAGCTTGGCTGCGGATTGTCCAATCCTTTTCGTTGTTACTATGCCCGAGGTCGTTACCCTGGGTATTTGATAAACTTTCATTTAACAAAGTAGTAGAAAAGGCTCTAAGGATGTTCCTGCATTTTAGAAATGTTGCCTCCATTTGACTAGTAAATAGTCAAACACAGACTAGCTGGTTATATAATACATTCATTATTTGTTGCTGAATGTATATTTGCTTTACACTGTTTACCCATATTAGTAAGCAAATATCTAATATGGCAGCCAACTGTTTGGGACAGACGGGTCTAATCCCACTCATGATTCTGAGCACGTTATAGTTGGTCGCGTATACACGGACCTTGGCAGTCTTGGTTCCCTCAACGGTGGCGTTGGAGAGGACAAGCTGTAAAGTAGCGTTATCTATTCTGGAGAAGTTGCACGTGCCGCTGGGTTGATGTTCCTCAGGGCGGAGGGCAAAGGAGTACACGTTAATACCCTCATCAGGGTTTCTGGTGTGCGCCTGGTAAGGCTGAACCCACGAGAAGTAGGTTCCTTCACGCTCAGAGAAGCGATCCTGGCCGTTAAGTTGGAGCTTAGCGGTGACGACGGGGTTCTGTCCCCAGCAGTGGAGGTCCAAAGAGGTCTCAGTCAAAACGAATGTACCAGCATCAGAGACGGTGGAGTTATCGTTGTGTCCGTTGGAGAGATCCTTGAGCGCAGCAAGAATAGAGGGGTCAACACCAAGGGTGGTGTTTTGGGGGACAGGGACGCCTCCCATGTTGGCCTCATTGTAGGGGTTTTGGGGACCGTGCCAATATCCTGTGAATCCGGAGGGGATATCATAGTCAAGGGCACCCGCATCATCAAAGAGACCACGGGCATCAATGTAAGCACGCGAGTCAGCGGCAACAGAGGCGGGACCACCGAAAGCATGGATGGCGTTGGGGAGCGCATCAATGGCATCAGTGTAGTTGAAGGGTTGGGCGCCTAGGACCTTGAACAAGAGAGCATCGCACACAAGGGATGAGCAATAGTCAACGTTCTGATCGGGCTGGACGACCCAGATAAGCTCCTTAACGGGGTGGTTAAAGTTGAGCTTGATCTTGTTACTTGATGAACCAACAGACTCATCACCAGTGAATTGGAGCTGGGTGATGAGGTACTCGTGGGGGTTCTGGGCAAATCTTCGGCGCTCGTCAGTGTCCAAGAAGACATAGTCGACGTACAAAGAGGCAGCAACGAGTGACTGGTTGTAGGCAATAGCAGCGGGGACGGGGCGTCCGGGAGCATATTGGCCAGAAGCAGCAATAGGGTTGGATGTGTTGGAGTTGCAAGACAATGTGGTGACAGCCCACAAGCACTCATCAATAGGGCGGATATCAAGGTTGATCTTAACTTCGTGATACTGTACATCACGATTTTACCCCACCTTTCGGTGTATTTCATGTTTCTAGGGAGTAGACTATATCTTAAGCCTTCAGCAGAGATGATTAATCTCTTCAGACCCAAAACCGTTTAGTCGTTGAACCTTCTCCATAATCTTATCATTGTGATCGTAGGAGCTTGGCTGCGGATTATCTATTTCTTCAGAATTATTAAATTCTAAATTATACGGGGAATTTTTACCATACCTGAGTTCACATCTCAGCCACTGTAAACTTTCATTTACAGTTTGGTATCCCAAAATATATAATATTTTTTTTACGTCTTTAAGAACTTCCCGCAATTTGGTTTTGTCGCCGCATGGCTGTGCGATTCAGCAACATGCGACTAGCATCTGGGGATGACAAAAGTCATTCTGAGCCCCTAACAATATTTCTCTAAAACAGTTCTCAGATGTTTTAGGTTGGATGCTTTTCTGCCCTACAGTATTCAAGGCAATTAAAGGGAGTGCCAAACCAGGGTTGGTACAAAACCAAAACTGGAGAGGGATATAGAGGGTGGTCTCAGGGAGAGCATTTCTGGGCGCGCAAACTTGACGGGGAGCCAAGGAGTCGCAAGGACCATCAACCTCAGAGAAAGAGGGATCAGTGATGAAGGTAAGCTGGGTGGTGTTACCAATCATCTTGAAATAACCCTTTTGTTGCTCAGATGTCATGGTGAGCTGGTTCCAGATGTGCATCCAGTCACCATATTGGCGATCAATTCTTTGACCACCAATCTCAACCTCAACCTGGGCAATAAGTTGCTCACCGGGGAAGTCCAACCAACGGGCATAGACACCGGAGCCAGAGCCAACAGCGAAGGAAGCAATTCCCATGAGCTGGTTGATCTCGGGGAGAGTAACCTGTAAATATGTTCTGTAAGCGAGATCACCATTTCTGGAGATAACGCACTGAACTCTGCGACCAAAATCGGCTTGGCCGTTAAACGTTTGCTCAATCGATTCGATGGCAAAGTTTGTGTATCTTCTGTAAGTGACCTTCCAGAAGGTGATTTGAGGATTACCTGTACATTTCCTCTACCTTATTTTTCAATAAGGATTAGACTATATCTTAAAATGAATTTATTATTTTGTTTTATTTTGTTTACTCAAAACTAGTTCTTTATTTAATATAAATTCACTCGAAAACCATTTAGTCGTTGAACCTTCTTCTTTAAACTTTTCTATTTTATTCATAATATAATTTATTTGTTCCATAATGATATTTTTTTTAGATGAATTGTATTTTACTTCCCGCAGGGATGGCATCATATTTGACCAATTCCAGCATTTAAATTTTTCTTCTTCAAGAGTCAAATCAAATTTACATACTGGTATTACATGGTCTATTGACCATAATGAACCATAATTATCCCAATTCATTTTTTCTGTAAAATTGTATTCTAACCATTCTCTAAAATATTGGATATTACAACCAATATAATTCATAGTAGTATCTGCTTTATCAAGAACATTTCTCAATCGTGCTGCTAATGATTTTTTAATACGGTAGTTCATATTTGTATTTTTATTTTTTATTATATCATTTTTACACCATTCAGTTTTTTGTTCTTTTAAAAATTCTGGATAACAATCTAAACAAATTTTCTTTTTATAAAATTTTTTCAACTTCGCAAAACGACGCAATACTTTTTCTGTATTACATTTTTCACAAGTAGCCAAAGAATTTTCTAATTTTTTCTGTCTTAGAATTTTTTTTCTTATTTTATCCAATTCATTCAAACATTTTTTACAAGTACTAGAATATGAACTATTATCATATTGTCTAAATTTATCAATACTTTTGTTAGTTTCACATTTAATACATTGTCTGTTTTCTACTATTTCATTATTAATTTCCATCTTTATGAATATACTATTATTTATACTATTTATTTTTATATCATTTTTATTTCATTTTTTATTTCATTAAAAGAAGCTTGGATGCTCATTGCCCATTTATTCAAACTTTTGTTAAAGTTCAAATTATCTTATTCATTTTTACTATACCCAAGTTTTTTTTCTTGGCCACAACTCTCTCACAAAAATTGCTTAGTAGAATAAGCTTTAGGGGTTTCAAGCAGTTTGATTTTCTCACTAGGGGTTTTCATGTTAAACATTTATATTTGTTTAACATCCCTAATTAACATCAGTGGTTAAGTCGCGAATAACTAAAAACGACAAATGCCACAAAGGGTTTTATGAATATCTTATTGATTCGATATTCCCCGATGTTTTTCTACCCTACAGGCTTTTAAGGTATACATCCTGGGCTCCGTAAGCTACGAGTTGCATAAGTCCGCCTCCCATTTTATATTATTCCTAAAGAAAATAATTTTCTGAATTCTACTTTAATTAAATTTTGACGACAAATAAATTTAATTAAATTCCCTACATTTTATTTCAATATATTATTAATGTTTACATTTTCCTTCATAAATATGGATAAATATTGCTCATCAAATATTTCTTTTTTCCCTTCATGATTTTTAGTAAAAATATATGAATCATTTCGTTTCTTAATTGACCAACCATTGTCTAAAGCATTGTATAAAAACACCATTTTTTGAAATTTTATTTTATCTACTTCTAGGTCTAATTGTTTTTCATTATTTGTTATTTTAATATCAATGTCCATTAGCATAACAAATAACGAGAAACAATATTTAATTTTTAAACTTATATAAAATATTTTCTAAAGTAGTCCTTTCCAAATTACATTCTTTCCAAATTACATTCTTATAAAAAATATATACTTTTGTAAAATATCTAATTAAATAAATTTAATTATTATAATATAAGTATTATAAAATATGCCATCATTTAAACCAAAGGCTATAAAAAAAATAAAAATATGTAAAAGGTATTCTACCACATTAGATGGTAAACACAAAGAAATTATGACTGATTTTTCAAAAGATGAATGTGATATTATTCCTAGATTAAAAGAAGAAAAACAACAATTACTTGAACAAATTTCTATTTCTATTTCTATTTCTAATTCTAATTCTAATTCTAATTCTAATTCTAATTCTTATTCTTATTTACCAATTGAGCAAGTAATGGAAATCAAAGACCGAATAAAGGAAATTAAAAATACTATAAATGAACTTAAAGCCAGAAAAAACAATTATTTTCTAGATAATTCAAAATATATTTTTGAGTATTTTGAAAATAAAAAAAATATTGAAAATACTGATGAATCAGGAGAGACTATTAACAGTTCAAAAAGTCAAATGTTGTTTAATTTTTTTAAAATACAAAAAACAGAAAAGGATAATTCCTTGTCTGAAAATCGGAATAGAAATATTGTTCAAAAGTACTTGAGTAATATTGACGAATCATTCATTGACATGAATTTATTTGTAAAAGCAACTGATGTTTGTCAGAGCTGTTATAAGGGCGAATTGATACCCCTTGACGACGAGGGGGTTCTTATTTGTAATATGTGTGCTGTTAGTATACCTTATTTAATAGAGAATGAAAAACCGTCTTACAAAGAGCCACCCAAAGAAGTGTGTTTTTATGCTTATAAAAAAATTAATCATTTTAAGGAAATTCTTGCTCAGTTTCAAGGAAAAGAGACAACGCAAATTCCGGATGATGTTGTTGAACAAATACAGCAACAAATTAAAAAAGAGAGAATTTGTTTGGAACAATTAACACATTATAAGACAAAGGAAATTCTTAAGAAACTTGGGTTTAATAAATATTATGAGCATATAGCATTTATTAAAAATAAATTGGGACTTAAACCGCCTGTATTTAGTCCAGAATTGGAGGAGAAATTGTGTAATTTATTTATGGAAATTCAGTCACCATATTCTAAAACTTGTCCGGATTATCGTGTTAATTTTTTGAATTATTATTATGTGTTGTTTAAATTTTGTGAACTTCTTGGTGAAAGTCAATATTTGGCTGATATTCCTATGTTAAAAGACAGAGAGAAGTTGATTGAACAAGACGAAACGTGGAAAAAAATGTGTATAGAATTGGATTGGGAGTTTATTGCGACTGTTTAAAGCGTAGCGACTGTTTAAAGCGTAGCGACTGTTTAAAGCGTAGCGACTGTTTAAAGCGTAGCGACTGTTTAAAGCGTAGCGACTGTTTAAAGCGTAGCGACTGTTTAAAGC